ATACCGAACAGGGCAAGTAACCAATAACCATACCTTACTGGCTACAGGACGATTATATCACAAAAACTCCTGTACCGGCAAGAGAACAGGAGGAAAACATGGATTGTGATGAAATTATTTTAAGGAGCGGCAGGAACCGCCGGGAGCCTATGGACTTTGAGCGGTTCAAATTTATCTGCTACTTTGCCGCCGGCATGGTGGCGATGGTGTTAGGATTTATCGCGCTGTACATGATTATCTACTTCATGGGCACAGCGGGGAGATAGGAGGGACAGGGATGCCGAGGGTGGCGATTAACAAAAAGAAATATATGCTCCAAGACCTTTACATCTGGATAAAAGGGAAAATGTCTTTCCTTGGCATGAATCAGACCGATCTTGGGATGATATGGGGGATATCGCAGGAGGCGGCATCTACGCGGCTTCTCGGTCTTAAAAGCGGGAAGGACACGCTTAAGCACAACGACTTGGCAATCTTATTTAAGAAGTTTGAGGCGACAGACGAAGAGATTCTGAAATTTATGAAACTGTGAAGGAGGAGAAGTATTGAACATACCAGCATTTGCCTGCGGAGTTCTGTTTACGCTGGCAGGAGAGTTTATAATCATGGTCACTCTTGGGGTTTATCTGGCTATGAAGGATAAGGAGAAAGGAGGGAAGTCCAATGCAGAAGAAAGCAATTCTGTTCCTACTGGCACTTATAACAGCGGTGGAAAGTGGTATGACGGCACATGCTAATCCCATAGATGTTCCGACAGAGGTCGTGGAGATATCGGAAGATCTGGGAGCGCAGTATGATATATGCCCGGAGCTGATACAGGCGATCTGTTTTAAAGAAAGCAGTTTCCAGCCGGACGCAGAGAACGGTGGGTGTGTCGGAATGATGCAGATTTATCCGGAATGGCACAGGGAGCGCATGGACAGGCTGGAATCCACAGATTTATTCGACACAAGGCAAAACATGACTGTCGGCGTTGATTATCTTGCGGAGCTGATAGGGCAGTACGAGGATGTCAGTATTGCACTGATGATGTACAACGGAAATTCTTCCGCAGAGGATGTTCTTGCCGGATTAGGAGAAATCTCTGATTATGCAGATGAAGTTCTTGCCATATCGGCAGAATTAGAAAGGGGAAACGGGAAATGAGAAGGAGGGACAATATAGCATTCTGGATTTTTGTGATCTCTGTCTCGGCAATGGACAGTAAAAACATATTTATACCAGTTATCTGCTATGTTTGTTCCTTGTTTTATTTGTGGAAAAATGGAAAATATGGAACAGATTGAAAATAAAATGGTCGTTGACTGGGTATGGGATGAAATAGAATATGGAGTTCCAAACAAAGCACGTCTTAGGAGAGAAAGACAAGCCTACGAGGAGGCAGAAAGAGAGGACAGGGAAATTGAAGACAGGAGATAAAGTTACATGGACAAGCCAGGATATGGGGTGTGAAAAAACAAAACAGGTGTAATTATTGCGGATATTCCGGCAAGGCATAAGGCAAAACAACACATTCCCAAAACGGCAAAGAAAAGCCACATTAAGTTTGATACGGATTGCAGTAACTATGACCGTATACTTGTGGCGGTTCCGGCTGGAAAAGATGGGAAGATTACTCATTATTACTGCCCCAAAAAAAGCGTGTTGGTTGCGCAGGGGAATGAGGAGGATTTGGAAAATGAGCACATTATATGAAATCACAGGCGATTACCTCCGCTTGTTGGAAATGTTGGAGGAAGAGGAAAGTATTGACCTGCAGGCTTTCAATGACACCTTGGAGGGAATTGAGGGAGAATTTGAGATTAAGGCTGACGGCTATGCAAGAGTACTGAAAGAGCTTAAAGCAGAAGCCGGGAAGTATGACGCTGAAATTCAGCGCATGACCACAAGACTGGATTCCCTCAATAACCGCAGTAAGATGCTCAAACAGCATTTGTATGAGAGCATGAAAGCCACTGGCAAGACGAAATTCAAGACGGATTTATTCAGTTTCGGCATTCAGAAGAACGGCGGGTTACAGCCTATGGAGATTGTGCCTGACATGGAAATCCCGGACGAATACTGCCGGAAAGAGCCGGACAACACTAAAATCCGTGAAGCGCTCAAAGCTGGAAAAGAACTTCCTTTTGCTGTGCTGAAAGAGAGGGGAGAGCATTTGTCTATCAAATGAACTGAATGGATATGCGGACTGCCGTTTGTGGCGGTTGGAGAGGAATTATAGGAGGATATGGACATGGAAGAAAGAAATATTACTATTACTATGGAGGAATATAAAAAGCTGTTGGAGGCATCTGTCAGGATTGATGTTTTTGCTGAATTTGTAAATGGTAGCAAATACAGCATTGACCGGGAGGACTGCGGACGGTTCTTAGGGTTTGAAGTGGTGGCAAATGAATAAGCTGGACAAACTTGCGGATTCCATAGCAAAACGGCTGATTGCGGAGGGGTTCACCGTCCAGAGGTACAACGCATACACCACAAACAGTATATATTTAAAGTTGGATTATGGTGTATGCAACTCCATAAGGATAAGCGACCATCCGGGCAAAAGATATCTGAAATATCGGTACAATATCGGCTCATTTGTGAAAGAATACCGCAAGGAAAAGGATAAATTTGACAGATTTTATTATCGGGCAGATAAGTCTAAAAACATGATTAAAAAGATAATAGAGGACAGGGAAGCAAAGAAATCAAGGTATGGCGAGGATGGATATATTAGGCTTATGCAGAAAAGCAAAAGTGAGAACGCTGGCACTCTTGGATTTTGGAGCAAAGCTGTCCTGCTGAATTAGGAGAAAAATAAATGAACACAAGACCAGAATTAAAAGGAAAAGTAAAGAGGGCAAAAGACCTTACAAATGAAGAAATTGATAAAATGCGGTGGGAACACATTCAGCCATTAGTTGATTTTGAGTATGCTCTTCTTAAGATTCGCGAGGACAAGAAAATGTCTATAAAGTCAGTTCAGCTTTATCAGCATTATTTGGATTTAAGCGAGGGCAATTCCAGTATTGCAAAGAGATTCTTTATGGAATCGGATTTTTGTGCATACTGGGAAGATGTCTGTGAGGAATTGGGAATTACCGATAATTAGGAGATTGGAGGATTAGGGAAATATGGCACATGCAGTATTGATTATGGGTAAATCGGGTTCCGGCAAAAGCACAAGCCTGCGGAATTGTTCGGGCAATCCTGACTGGAATCTTATCAGAGTAATAAATAAGCCGTTACCGTTCAAGGGAAAGGTGGACGGCTGGAAGACGGATGATTATGAAACCGTTTTAAAGTGTTTGGGAGGTTCTAAGGCACACAATATTGTCATTGATGATGCCGGGTATCTTATCACAAATATGTTTATGCGTGGTCACTCAAACGCCGGGAATGGCAATGGAGTATTTACTCTTTACAACAAAATAGGTGACAGTTTTTGGAATCTTATTAACTGTATCACAAATCAGCTCCCGGCAGACAAGATTGTCTATGTGATGATGCATGAGGACAAGAACGACTTCGGAGACGTGAAGCCTAAGACCATCGGCAAGCTGATTGACGAAAAGGTGTGTCTTGAGGGCATGTTTACCATCGTCCTGCGATGCATTGAGGAATCCGGCAAGCATCTGTTTGTGACGCAGGCATCAGACGGGGCGGTGAGTAAATCTCCCATTGGAATGTTTGAAACGCTGACAATCGACAATGACTTGCTTTTGGTGGAAAAGGCAATCAGGGATTATTACAAGGAGGATTAAGGAAAAATGGTAGACATTAAAGGATTGAACAAAGCAGAAGTTTTGGCGGAATTATATAACAACTCAAAGCCACAAGGGTTGGGATTTTTGCACTTTAACCCTGAAAAAATGACCATTGAAGAAGCGGAGGAAATTCTCAAACAGACAACAGATTTTGACTACCTCAAAGGTCGTGTGATGAAAGTTAATTTATCGTCTGACGATGGATTTGAGGAATGGCTGTATGACAGGGATAACGGGCAAGGAGCGGCACAGGCAGTTATTGATAGATTAAGAATCGAAAAATAATAATTGGGATTGGAGGACACTTTTAATGCAGAAACCTAACGCATATGACGAAACGCAGGCCGGGGGAGAATTTACCCCCGTGGAACTTGGAGGGCATAAGCTGGTAATTAAGCAGGTCAACGAAACGAAGTCGAAAACCGGCAAGGATATGATTGTTGTACTGTTTGATTTTGCGGAGGACGACAAACAGCCGGGGTATTTTATGGAGCAGTTCCAGAACGATATTCGCCCAGATAAGAAGTGGCCTAATCAGGCAACGCAGTACATACTCGTGAATGGTGATGACGGAAATTGTACACGGAATTTTAAGACGTTTATAACGTGTACTGAACATTCAAACACAGGATTCGAAACAAAGTGGGGAAATGCAATTCAGAATTGGCCATCACAATTCAAAGGAAAGAAAATCGGCGGTGTGTTCGGGGAGCAGATGGACTACTACAATGGTGAGGAAAAGAAAAAGCGCGTTCTTCGGTGGTTCTGCTCACTGGACAAGGTTGCGGATGCCGCTGTGCCTGATATGAGCGAAACAAAGGCATATAAGGAGTACAAGCAGGGCGGCGGTATGCCGAACTATGGAACTCCGGGAGACGATGGGTTTATGAATATCCCGGACGGAATAGATGAAGAACTTCCCTTTAATTGATTGGCGGTGATGTGATGCAAGTGCAAGTGGACACTAGGGAACACGCAAAAGAATGGGAGCGCATAAAAGGGAAGTTTGACGCTCTGGGAGTGCAGTATTTCCGCTCAAAAATGTATGTGGGAGATTATCAGTCTTTGGACAATCCAAGGCTGGTAATCGACCGCAAAAAGGACTTGCAGGAGATATGCGGTAATGTCTGCCAGCAACACGAACGCTTTAAGGCTGAATTGCTTCGTGCTAAGGAGCAGGGGATAAAATTGGTTATCCTCTGCGAGCATGGAGCGGATATAAAGACATTAGAAGATGTATTCTTCTGGCAGAATCCACGCAAGTATCAGATACGGTGGAAAACGGTCAACGGCAAGCGTGTAAAGGACGTAGTATCAGCAAAGGCAGTTGACGGTAATCAGCTTTACAAATCGCTGTGTACGATTCGTGATAGGTACAATGTTGATTTTGTATTCTGCCAAAAAGAGGAAACGGGGCAGAAAATCATAGAAATTCTTGGTGGTTTGTATGACTAAGGAAGAAATAAAAGACCTCTATTCCATGAAAGATATTCTTGAACAGTATGGACTGCCGCAGCCGAACAGGGCAGGGTTTATATGCTGCCCGTTCCATAAGGAAAAGACGGCAAGCATGAAGATATATAAGGATTCCTGCTACTGTTTTGGGTGCGGCATTGGAGGAGATATATTCGATTTCGTACAGAAAATGGATGGAATATCTTTCAAAGAGGCATATGCAGCACTTGGGGGAGACTATGAAAATAGTTTCTCCGCAAGGCTTAAGATTTATCAGCAGCAGAAGAAACGGGAAATGCAGAGGAAAACAGAGGAAAAGCTAAAACGGAAAAGGGAGCTGAACTATCTGCTGATGGAAGTTTACCGAAAGTGGCTTGAAAGGCTTGAACCGCTTTCTGATGCCTGGGCGGATACATACAACGCATTGCAATACCAAGAGTATCTATGGGAAATATTAAACAATCCGGAGGAATGTTATGGAATTATTAAATAAATTGGACAAACAAACAATTCTTGCGGATAACATATTCGAGGAAATTTTCAACGAGGAAAATGAGATACACCGTTCAAGATTGATTTTATCACTTGAAGACCGGGCGGCAGAACTTGGCGTAAAAAAGAAGTTTGAAACAATGCTTAATGCCTATAAAAAAGTTGACCGGGAAACGAAGCAGCGTAAGAAACAGCAGCAGGTCGCCGGCATGAACAATTACACGGATTTTGAAGGGCCATACGAAAATATGTACTGCGGTTCATGGATTGCCGGAGAAACGGGCATATACGCCCAGAACATGGCAACGGTGGAGCAGATAGCCTGTTATCACCCGATATTGCCCATTGAGCGCCTAAAGAACCTTGAAACAGGAGAAGAGCAGATCAAGCTGGCATTTAAACGTAATGGGCGGTGGGAGGAAATTATCATACCAAAGACCATGATAACTTCCGCCAGTAAAATAGTGGCTCTGTCGGGGCGTGGAGTGGCCGTAACGAGCGAAAATGCGAAGCTGTTAGTAAGATACTTGTCCGATGTAGAAAACCGAAATACGAGCCAAATAGCGGTGCAGTATTCCAGTTCTAAGCTGGGGTGGATTAAAAAAGAATTTCTGCCCTATGATACGGAGATTACTTTTGATGGAGACAGCAGGTTCCGGCAGTTGTTCGAGAACATCGGGGAGCATGGAAACCGGGATAAGTGGTATGAGCATGTTAAGAGCCTGCGGCAGTCTGGCAGAATGGAAATCAAGCTGATGCTGGCGGCATCCTTTGCAAGTGTGCTTATCCATCAAATAGGTGCGTTACCGTTCTTCGTTGACCTTTGGGGAGAAACAGAGGGAGGAAAAGCACAACCATTAGACACAAATATCATAACTCCAAACGGAATTAAAAGAATGGGGGATATGAAAGTAGGGGATTTTGTAATCGGTTCTGATGGTAAGGCTCATAAAGTTACCGGAGTGTACCCACAAGGAAAGAAAGATGTATATGAGGTAAGTTTTTCTGATGGAACAAAAACAAGATGCTGTAAAGAGCATTTGTGGACAGTTAGCACAATCACCAGAAGAAACCATAACAGGGGAACAATCGTAATGTCTCTTGAAGATATTATAAAATCTGGCATTAAAAAAGGGAAAGCATATAATTTTAGAATACCAGTATGCAATCCAGTTGAGTTTGAAAGCAATCAAAAATTACCTATTGACCCATATGTTTTAGGTGCCCTTATTGGCGATGGATGTCTAACAATGAAGGAAAATAAAAGACGTGGAACTTACCTATATTTCTCAAATATGGAATCCGATATTGTGGAACGTTTGAATTTGAAGCTTTTGGAAAAAGATTGTGAATTAAAAAGAAATAAGTATACACAATGTCAATATGTAATAAGCGGAAAAGGGAAAATTCAGTTGGAAAAAGATTTGAAGTCTTTAGGATTAAAGGAAAAGAGTGCAGAACGTTTCATTCCAGATTGTTACAAAATAGCAAGTGCATCTGATAGAAAAGAATTTTTAGCAGGATTATTTGATACAGATGGACATGTTGAAAAATTTGGAAAGTATGTTTACTGCACAAAAAGCAATCAATTATCCGAAGATATTCAATCCCTTTGTAGAAGTTTAGGGTATCGGACAACATGCAGAATTTATAAAAGAAAAGGATATGAGTATTACATAACGATTCTGACTGATGAAGAAATATTTAAGTCTGATAAGCACAAAGAAAGAGCAAACTTGCATAAGTCCGAGAGAAATAGAGTATTGACAAAAAAAGAAATGTCTATTGTCGATGTGAAAAAAGTCGGATATGAAGAATGCCAATGTATTATGGTTGACAGTAAAGAACATACCTATCTCTGTGATGATTATATTGTCACACATAATACCGTTACGCTGATGCTTGCAGCATCCGTTTGGGCGAATCCGGCAGAGAGCGCCTATATCGGGGATTTTAAAACAACGGATGTAGCTTTAGAAGCGAAAGCCAATATGCTGAACCACCTGCCTATGATTTTGGACGATACCAGCAAGAAAAACCGCCGCATTGAGGAAAACTTTGAGGGTGTGGTGTATGACTTATGCTCTGGCAAGGGAAAGACACGCTCCAACCGGGATATCGGTATCAATACGGAAAGCCACTGGAACAACTGCATACTGACGAACGGGGAACGTCCTTTGACTTCCTACGTCAACCAGGGCGGCGCCATAAACCGTATTTTAGAGATTGAGTGTGGGGAAAAGGTGTACGAAGATCCACAACAGACCGCCGACACACTAAAGCAGAACTATGGTTTTGCTGGAAAAGATTTTGTGGAAGTCATAAAGGCTATGGGTGCGGATGCCGTCCGGGAGATACAGAAAGATTTTCAGCAGCAGCTTTTTGACGATGAAAAGATGCAGAAGCAGAGCATATCACTTTC